AGGGGGGCGGGGGGGGGCAGGGGGGTGTGGGTTGGGGGGGGCGGGGGGGGGGTTGAGGGTGGAGGTCTTTCGGTTTTCGGCGCCCCCCCCGGCCCCCCCCCCGCGAGTGTTCGCGACTCCGTTGCCTCCGCCCCCGCCGCCCGCGATCGCCTCGACAGAGTTTGCCCCAGCGTTGAAATCGCCCGGCACGGCCCACGAGGTTCCGCTGGTCAGGAAGATGACGGTGTCCGCCATCTAGGCCGTTGTCTGCCGTACCTGCCCACTCCAGTAGACCGGCTTGATCCCGACCGATGGACTGGGCGGACTCGGCGTGTAGGTGATGACGATGATCCCCGGCTTCCCCGCCGCCCCGGTCCCTGCGGCGCCAGCCGTGCAGCCCCCGCCTCCTCCCCCCGCCCCATAGTCGCCCGGCGTGCCGCCCGATTGGGGCAGCAGCCCGTTGCCCCCGCCGCCCCCGCCGCCCGCACCCGCCGTCGCCCCGCCCGGGTTCGACGTCCAGACCGTGCCGTTACCCCCCGTGCCGCCAGCGATCCCGCCCGCCCCGCCTGCGGTCGCGCCGCCAGCACCGCCATCGCTCGCCGCACTGCCGACGGCGCCGACACCGTTCGTTCCCACCGCCGTCGTCCCCCCTGCCCCGCCGCCCCCGCCCCCGCCGGCCGCCGCCGCCGTGACACCCGCGCCTCCGGCGCCGCCATTGTTGTTGCCCCCGCCACCCGTGCCACCCGTGCCCCCAGCGCCGCCGGCGGCCGAGACTGCGCCCGTCCCGCCCTTGGCGATGAGAGCGGACGTATTGAACGTGGTGTCGCCGCCGTTCGCGTCGTGCGCGCCGCCCGCGCCGATGCTGTAGGGCACGCTCGGCCCGCTCGGCAGGTAGTTGACGATCTTGCGATACTCGCCGCCCCCCCCGCCGCCGCCCCCGCGGGTGTTTGCCACGCCGCTCGCGCCCCCGCCGCCCCCACCGATCGCCTCGATCGTGTTCGCCGCGGAGTTGAAGTCTTGGGGGACGGTCCAGACCGTGCCGCTCGTGAGGAAGATGACGGTGTCAGCCATGCGCCACCGTCAGCGGCACGGCCTCGAAGCGCCGGCCGCTCATCACGATGAACCGGCGCGGCGTGCGGATGCCGCCGCGCGTCGAGGGACACACCGGGCAGTCGATGTACTCACTCCCGCCGAGCCAGAGGTTCCCGCGGCCGGCGCATGCGACGCAGTGATGGACGCGCCCCGTGCCGCCACAGTCCGCACAGGGGACGACGCCGATGAGCGTTGGGCGCTCGCCGGTGCCGTGGCAGATCACGCAGCGGATAGTTCTCACCGCGGGATCGTCCCCGTGTACTTGCAATCGCCAGCGAAGCAGACGAAGCTCGTCAGTCCCTTCGTCCGCGTCTCAGACAGGTCGAAGGTCGCGATGTACGGGCTACCGCACGCGGGACAACTCACCCGCACCTCGTTTGCCAAGAGGCTGGCGACCGGGCGCGAGCCCGGCGCGGGATCCACAACGGCTTCGACGTCCGGCCGGTAGCTTGGCACGGGTCTCACTCCTCCGGTGGGCCGCCGGCCGCGCGGTCCTCGGGATTCGCGTCCGCCTGCTCGCGCGGGTCCGGGATGCCCGCCGCCTTCTTGACCATCTCCCCGTGCTTGGCGACAGCGCCCTGGACCTCTTGCGTGCGCACCGCCTGCTTCAGCACCTTCGCCTGCTGCGCGAGTTGGTGCATCTGGCGATGAATCGCGAATTGCTGCTGCTTCGCCGGATCGAGTTTCAGGAAGTAGACCGACTTCATGAACTCCTCGATCACGGCGATGTGCACCGAATCGTCGTACCAGTCGAAGATCGGGATCTGCGCCGCGGGGATGCCCTGGAGGAGCTTGGCGTTCTCCTGCTGCGCCGTCGTGACGTCCTGCCCGCCCGGCCACGCCGTGCGTCCGATGTGGGGGAAGCGGCCGAGCTCGAGCCACTTCTGCACGGCGCCCGGACTGCCGGGGACGCCCCAGGCGCCCATCTGGTACATGGTCGTGATCTGGCCTTGGCGCTCGGAGCGTGACTGCGGCAACATCGACTCGATGTCGGGAATGACGTGGACCGCGCCCTCGACGAACATCTCGGGGTAGACCGAGACGGTGCGCGGGATCGTGTCCTCGCCGGCGTAAGTCAGCACCTTCTCCTCGTCCCAGCAGACACGGATCACGGCCATCCAGTCGGCGGCCATGCGGGCCAGTTCCTCGACCATGCGGCGCGCGGTGGGGCCCAGGAAGCGGTCCGAGTTGAAGCGCAGCTCCTTGATGAGTTTGCCCGAGGGGTCGGGCGTCGGGGCGCGACCCTCCGCGCCCTCGATGTGACCGAGATCTTGGAAGTCCGCCTTGAGCAGCTCCTGTGCCTTGTAGACGTCGCGGCCCAGGCTGGGCGGCTGCACGTACTCGAACGCCGGCACCCCCTGCCGGCGCAGCACGGTGAAGCGCTCGCCCGGCTTGTTCGTCATCTCGACCTGCCCCAGCCCCGAGAACTGGTCGATGATGCCGATCGGGTTCGCGTGGAGCGTCGCGTTCTCGAAGATCTGGGCGTAGAAGCGATTATAGGAGCGTTGGAGCGGGAGCAGCATTTCGAGCGGCGTCGTGCCGGAGGGGCGGCCCGGGACGTTCACGAAATCGAACTTGCGGATCGACGACCCGTGCGGGAAGTCGAACGGCCGCGGGCCGTCGCGCAGCACCTTCCGCTTGGTCGTGATGAGCAGGCGCCCGCCGGGCTCGCCCGGATCGCCCTTCTTCGGCGGCCGGCGCTGGGTGCCGGGGAAGGCGGACGGCACTTCCCAGCGCGTGAACACCTCGACGAAGCTCTCGCGGGTCGGCATCGTCGCCCACTCGGAGCCCGGCTTGTCGGAGGCGGCGCCGAAGTAGCCCGAGCCGAAGAACATGCGCTGGAGGAAGCCGGGGTCCGACGTGGCGACGGAGACGGACGGCGTCTCGCCCACTTCCTCGACGCCGAACAGCTCGAAGATTTCTTCCGGCGTGAGCCACGACCGGATCATGTGCCAACGCTTTTTGTGCCACGGCGTCGGGCCCCACTCCCCGCGGACCTGCACCGGCGACAGCACGCCCACCTCGAGATCCCCTTCGGGGTAGGTCTCGGGGCTTTCGCGATCGACGAGCTGCCCATCCGCCGTCAGGTGGCTGACGGTGATGGGGGTCGTGCCATCGGGCCCGCGCTTGAAGCCGACCTTGCCCTTGACGAATTGCCGCGCTGGCGCGCCGCTCGCATCGAGGACCGGCTGCCACGACTCCGTCGCCTGATCCATCGTCATGACGGGCACCAGCCCGTCGCCCCGCATCTCGCGGATCGGCCCCTGCGTCGCGTTCAGCGTGGTCTGGAGGTACGCGCGCCCGCCGGGGCACAGCCACGCTACCAGGTCGTCGATCACTTCTTCCATGCCGATCTCGCGCCACTTCGCCTTGAAGATCGTGTCCTGCACCTCGGCCAGGTCGGCCGAGATGCGGTCGGCGTTGGCCGGCTGGAAGGTGAGAATGGGCGGGTTCTCGGTCAGTCGCGCGTGCGTCAGGATGAACCAGTAGAGCACGCGGTTGATGACGGGGCGCTGGCGCCAGCGGCGTTCGTCGTCGGTCATCCACTCGGAGACGTCCATGAACTTCTGGAGCCACGGATTCCAGATCGTCCAATGCTGGCCCGCCAAGACCCGGATGTTCTCTTCGATCTGGCGGTCGCGCCGGCGCAGCGCGTGATCCTGCTGGCGCCACATGCGCATGTTCCACTCGACGCGGCGGCCGTCGTAGAGGTCGGCGGTGAAGGGGTCGGCGCGCAGCGGGGGAACGTCGCGGAAGACCTGGACGAGCTGTTTCGCGGGACCGAACCGGCCGGTGACGGCGCCGGGGGCGGCTTCGGTCCCGGCGTCGGTGGGCCGGCTGACCCCTGCGACCATTTAGTTGCCTTCGCTCGTTTGAAAAACGTCCACGTAGGCGATGGTCGAGGCGCCGGCGCCGTTGACGATCGCGACCTCGATGTAGGCGTGCCCCGGGTTGTTCGCGTAGTCGCGGACGAGTTCGGTGTTCGCGACGAGAGCGGTCCCCGGATCGTCGGGGTTGGAGGCCGGGGTGGCGACATTCGTCAGGTGATCGGCCAAGCGCCAGCGTACGCGCAGCGTGCCGGCAGCCGAGACCTTCGCGACGACACGGATGCGCCCCGACCCCTGGACGTTGACGACTTCGCCGTTCGTGTCGTTGGCGGCGATGATCCCGGTGCCCCCGCCGGCGCCGGCCCCGAGATTCTTCTGTAGGCGTTGGGGAGGCCGCCAGTGAATCGGGGCATCGGGCGCGCGGGCTTGGCCCGGCGCGAAGTCGTTGATGTTGACAGCCACGGGCGAGCCTCACAGCCGAAGGGGCCCGCCACCCGGGCCCGGCGGTCTACGCGGTGCGGTCTACGCTAATCGTTCTAGCCGGCGCCAGCAATGCTGACGTCGTCCTCGGGCCCGAACACCGCGGCGCGCAGCATCGACTCGGCCATCTGGCGCAGCTCCCGCTCGGCGGGCAGCGGCTCGCCGGCGGCCCGGAATTCCTCACGCATGATGTTCATCCCGCGCTGCAGCGTGCCCTCATCGTAGCCACGTGGCGCCTGGCCCGGCTCGAGCGGCGGCGGCAGCGGCCCCATCACCACCCGCTTTGCGGCCGGCGCGTCCGGCACCCCGAGGACGAGCAGGGACTCGGCGGACTGCCGGCGTCCCTTCTCCCCCAGGTAGAGGCCGCGTTGGAGCCCGGCGAACCAGCCGAGCGCGAGGCCGCCGAGAAGCGTGCCGCTCACGACGATGGCGCAGAGCAGTGCATCGCTCATCGGTTGTTCCCGTGGTGACTGCGATGGCAACTAGAGCAGAGGAGTTCGACGTCAGAGATCGGGTACCGGCCGGCCAACAGATCAAGGTAGACGCCGAGATGGCCGCTCCGCCGTTCGTGTTCGGGACCGTCGCCGTTGATGTGGTGCAGCTCGAGGCGCGCGGCGCGCTTTCGACCGTCGCAGCGCATACAACGGCCACCCAAGAGCTGCATGACGGTGGCGTGAACCAACTCCCGCATCTCCCGCTGCTCTCGGAGCTGCCGGTCACGGTGACGCGCATACCACGCCCGTGCTCGCGTGGTTGCCTCGCGGCGATGCGCCGCGGCGTACCGCCGATCGGTCGCGCGCTTCGCGGCGCGAGGCCCCGGATCAGCGTACCATTGCTGCATGTAAGCAGCGTGTCGCACGCGACCCTCCGCTAGCGGTACCAACGATCCTCCGCGTCGAGCGGGGACCGCGCCAGCCAGCCCCAGAGGCGGCGGCCGAAGCGCCGCAGCCGGCTGCGCCAGCGGTTCCGCATCCGCTTTCCGACCTCGAGCCGCGAAATGAACTCGTAGAGTTCCTTGCGCGTGACGACCCGGTCGCCGTCCTCGAGCCACTTGCTGATGTCGAAGTGGACCGACTCCGGGCTGGTCTTGAGCTGTTTCAGCGCGCGGCGGGTGAGATCCGCCGCGCGCGCCTGCCGCCCGATCGGGGGATGGGGGGGGATCATCAGTCGTTGTAGTCCTCGCCGAAGGCCGGCGGCGGCGGCACGTTCAGACTCCGCAAGTCCGTGCGGCGACGATACAACCGCTCGCGCTCGGCCGCCAGCGTCTCCGGGCTGGACAGACTGAACGTCGGGCCCGAGCCCGAGCGGGCACTCGTCGGCTGGTGCGAGCAGGCGTAGCGCACCTGGTCGTAGTCGTCGTCGCCGCCCTCGCCGTATTCGTCCGCATCCACTTTCAGCACGTCCTCGGGGTTCCGCTCGTCCGTCACCATCGTCTCCAAGTTCGCGATCGTCTGGCGGTTCCGCGGCGTGTCGAAGAACACCAGGTTGGGCTCATCGTGGGGCGGCGGGCCCTCGAGGCGGCTCCGCACCTGGCGATACCCGTTGACGCGCGCGATGTCCGCGCGTACGAGGTAGAGCTGGTGCATCAGGAAGACGTCCGCCACGGTCGGGGCGGGGATCGCCGCGTGGGCCCGCTCCTCGGCCCAGGCGTCGTGGCCGGCGACGATCTCGCCCATCGGCCGGTCCCCCACCCACTCCGCGATCGTCTCCGCGATCGTATGGTCCTTCATGTGATGCCCGCGCAGGGTCTCGCGGCAGAACATCCGGCCATCCTCGTTGACGTAGTAATCGCCGAAGCTCCAGGGGTGGTTGTAGCCCCAGTCGAAGCTGCCGAAGTGCCGCCAGTGGGCCGGGATCTCGAAGGGCTTGATGACGTGCCGCTGGTAGGACAGCGCGGGGAGCGCGGTGCCGGCCCCGGCCTGCCAGTTACCGTCCCGCTGCCACGAACGCCACGGCTCGGGCAGGAGGTCGAGCTTGCGCGCGTAGGAGGGATCCCGCTGCATCAGTTCCTGGTTGTCGTGCAGGAACATCTGCACGAAGGTGTAGTCGGCGGGCCGCTCGTTCTCCCGGTAGCGCCGCTCGATGAACCAGCGCTTGTACCAGTGGTGGCCGCGGTTGCCGGGGTTCGAGGGGAAAAGCGCGAAGGGCGTCGTGCCGCGCACGGTCGAGCGCAGCCGGTTCCCGATCAGGTAGCTCACCATGAAGTCGGTATAGGTCGTCGCCTCGTCGAAGATCATGCAGTCGTACTCGGCCCCCAAGTAGGTCTGCACGTCCTTCTCCGTGCGCAGAAACCCGAACTTGGACCGGGAGCCGTTGTCCCACAGCAGCGCCATCTTCTCACCGTTGTAGCGGTAGAGCGGGGCGCCGTCGATCTCCGGCGGCACCTCGAGCAGGAACTTCTGCACGTGGTTCTGCTCGATCTCGTTCTCGGTGCCGCGGAAGACAATCGCGGAGCTGCCGGGCCACCCCAACGCCACCGCCGTCAGGACGGTGCGGGCGAGATAGGACTTCCCCCCGCCAGCCGATCCCCCGCACGCGATGTAGCGCGGGCCTTCGGTGTGCGGCGCCCAATAGATCGGGGTGAGTTGGAAAACCTCGAACTGCTTGGCCTGGAGGGCGTAGAGACAGATCCCCGTCTCTTCGTGCAGGACGGTGGGGATCTTGATGATCGGCGCAGCGAGCGCCGTCATCGGCCGCAGTACCAGCGCACGGCGATCATCAGCGCAAGCTGGTGGCGATGCTCGTTCTCGAGCCGGAGGAGGTAGCGCGCGAGCCGCCGAATCCCGGGATCCGCCCGCCTCATCGTGTGCCCGCCCGCCGGGCGTCCAGCCACGCCACGAAGGCGCTGTCTTGGCCGGTGGCCGCCTGCCGGGCCTGGATCACCCGCACCTCCTCATACGACAGGACCACGCGGAAGGGGTATCGGCCGAGGTGCGCGCTCCAGCCCGGCTTCGGGTCGAGGAGCGCGCGCGGGCCGGCGGCCTGCAGCGTCACACGCCCGGGACCGTCTCGGGCGCGGCTCCCTCGGCAGACTTCTCGAGCCCGCCGATCGTCCCGACGACTTCCGTGTCGGCCTTCTCCTCAACCGCCGGCGCCTCATGCGCCGCGATCGTCAGCTTGATCGTCACGCGGCCGGTCCCGTCCGCGTGCCGCTCGCCCCAGAGGTCCACCTTCACGTCGCAGTCATGCGGCGCCGTCGCGAGCAGCTCGTCCACCGCCTGCTTCGCCACGGTCAGGCTCTTCGTGGCGAGCCCGGCCCCGCCGGATCCCGCGCCGGCGAGCCGGGCCTTCTCCCGCGCGACCGCGGCGTTCAACTCGCCGTCGATCGCAAACCGGCGTCCGCCGGCGATGACACGAAAACTCATGTGACCTCCCCGTCGGTGATGAACCCATGCCAGCACGTCGGATCCCGCAACGTCCCGTTGTCGAACCGCGTGTAGTCGATGGACGGCGTCAGGGTCAGCGTCTCAAAGCTATCGCCCGTCCGCTGCCAGAGGTGCTTCCGGCCGCGGTCCGGGGCCGCCCCGTCGAGCGGATTGGCAAAGGGCACGGCGCAGCGGTGCGCCTTCCGATGCACGGGGCAGTCAAACGTGATCCCGATGCGGCCCGGCGTGTGGGACCGCTGATACCAGTTCGGTTCGAGATCCGTGAGGCGCAGCTACGCCTTGTTCTCGTCGAGCTTGTGATCCCCGCACCCGTCGGTCTCGAAGACCGCCGGCCAGCCGCCCAAGGTCGGCGCGTGGCGCCGGCAGCGGCCCAGCCCCGCGGTTTCGGGCCGCGTTTCCCGCGGGTTCTGCGGGCCCGTGCGCGGCTTCGGCACGAAGTAGATGCACGTCCCGCCCCGCCGGTGCTCCGCGCGGTGCACCCCGTGGTCCTCGCGCATCAGACGAGCCCCTCGAGCGCGATCGCCGCGTTCGCTTCCATCAACGCGATCCGCAGGTGCCGGAGTGCCGCTTGCTGGTCCCCACACACCGGCGTGAGCCGCAGGATCGCGTCGGCAAAGTCCTTGGCCTTGCTCCGTAGCACCAGGTCATCCTGCTCCTGCTGCCCGGTGGGCGGATGATCGGTGAACACGGCCTCCAATGTCTCGAGCTTGATGGTCATGGAGTCCTCAGTACAGACGAAGTTGGAAGTCGCGCGGGTTTCGGTACCCCGCGGGGTGACGCTGGCGGCCGGCCACGGACCCCGCCTCCGCACCGGCGCGCGACAGGGTGGCCTGGACCCCGGGGAGCGACACCTGACGCACCCGCGGCGCGGCCCGGCGGATCCGGGGCAACCGCATCAGAGCGGCAACTCCAGTTGCGCGGGGCGGAAGGCCCCGGTGTTCCAGTAGGTGCGGAAGACCGCGGTGTAGGCGTCCTGGGACGCGATCGCGTCCTCAAGGAACGAGCGCCCGAAGACACCTGGCCTCGCCTGGAACCAGCGCGGCGTCAGGACGCCCACCAGCAGCGCGGTCAGGGTCCCGACGAAACCGCGACGGTTCATGCGGGGCGGACCTCCGCCCCCGGGACGTGCCGGTACGTCCAGCCATACACGCTCTGCTCGAGCACGTACACCTCGTAGGTGGCGTTGCGGTTCTTCCAGTACACGTGCGGCTTGAACGGCGGCCGAAAGAGGAACGCCTCGCCGTCCATCGGGCCCCCCTCGAACGGGATCCGCTCCTGCCCCAGCGCCGGCATCGTGCGCAGGATTCTCACACTGGCTTTCGGCGCGCCCGCTCGGCGCGGATCGCGTCGATCAGATGCTGGCGCAGATCGCGAAACGCCCGGTCCGCCAGCACCGCGGCCTCGGTCGTTCCCTCCAGGGCGGCGGGGCCGATCTGCCCGACTCCGTAGACACTGACGCCACTCTCGGGCTCCGTACGCCGGGCGCTGTAGTCGGCCGGCGTGGCGCTGCAGGCCCCGATCATCGCAGGTGCGGCCCCTGCGGTGGAATCGCGGTCGGCGGCACCACCACCCCACCGCCCTCACGCCGCGTCCGCTGCCACTGCAGCCCCGCCAGCTCGGCCTGCATCAGCGCCACCATCGTGAAGCACACCGGCAGGTTCGACAGCGGCGCCTCGTAGGCGAGGTTCCCGTCTGCGTACATGACGATCTTCATGGTCGCCAGGATCGGGACAAACTGGGGATCGGGCGCCGGCGCCCCGGGCCCGTTCTCACCCACTGACGGGATCCCCCGGCCACGGACCCTGCCGGCGCCTTGCCTCCGTCGGCGACTGCGGGACCTGCGAGCGCGCCATCATGGCGTCCACCCGGTCCGCGGCGTCGGCCAATCCCTCCCAGGCCCGGCGCCACTGGGGGTTTAACGTCTCCTTCGCAACGTTGGACGCCTCGTTGCGGATGCCCTGCAGCAGCTCTCGCGTGAATTCCACCTGGCGGGCCATCGACAGCCTCCGACGATTGAAAGATGCCCCTAGATTACCAGCCCGTTCCCCCCACCGCAAGCGGGGGCCCCTGGCGGAGAGCACCAGCCGTCGCCTGACCGTCGCTAGGCACTCGGCTGCAGCCATCCGTCGCGCACACGATTGAGTCTACCACTGGGACCGAACCCGCACGACCACCCTGCGTTTTTCTCATCGGGGGGCCCCAGCATCCGGATCGGGTTCCGGCAGCGCGGATGTGATCGTCGCCTCTGCGAGCTTGGCCGCCTGCTCGGCTGGCGAGGCACGGACCACGCTGAAGGTCGAGCGCTTCCGGGATGGGGTGGTCTCTCGGTCCATGCCTGTGCAGCGCCGCAGGAACTCCGCCGCGCGCATCTGGTCTTCGACGCTCATGTTGGGGTTCTCGATGATCGTCCCCGCCAGTTCGATCGCCTTCCGCAGCCGCTTCCGGGACATGTCCTGCAGGATCACCAGCACCGAGCGCACCCCGGGGTTCCCACGCCGCAGACGCCCCCCGTTGCGCCCAGGCTGCTCCCTAACTTCCACCACCATCCCAGGCTCACCCATGCCCCGAACCTACGGAACGGCCCCGCGCAGAGCAAGCCAGCGCCCCACGGAACCCCGCCCCGCGCAGCCCAGCAACACGGTCCGCCCCGTTGATCTTCGCTTTCGAGGCTGGGCATGACCTGGCCCTTGCGCCCTGGCCTGAGAAGGTGTACGCTCAGGGCGCGTCGTCTGGAGCGGCGTGTGGAGTCGTAGTGCGCTATCGAGGGCGGTTCCCTCGTCCGTTGGTCTAGCGGACGTTGCGGGGCCGCTCTCGTTGCGTTCAGGCCCGAGCGTAAGCGGGCGCTGGTCAGGCCGTGAGCCTGGCTGATCGTCGGGGGCGCGCGGTGCACGAGGCGAGGCGCGCGCTTCTCAGGGCGGTCGAGGACCGCAGGGCCGGGGGCTGGGCCGTGATCTCCCCCGCAGTCGGTTGGTGTCGCGGTGACTGGCCGAAGACCGCGCGACGATCCGTTCCCTGCTCTTTTACTGGCATTGGGGGCTGACTCGAAGCCCGAGGCGGCGAGAGTAGGTTCTGGAGACCGCCTTGCCCGGTTCTGCGCGTGGGAGAATCGGCCATGCGAGTGCGCCCGCTTCGCCGTCCCTGGTGAAACGAAGGGCGGGCCAGTATAGCGCCCGCCCTGGGGGATGCGCAAGCGTGCGGGGGTCAGCGCCAGTCGGGGTCGGCCTCGAAGTCCCACCGGGCGTCCGGGTAGGCAGCGCGGGCTTCGTCGAGCGTGGCGAAGCTCGCGAGAAACTGGCGGCGCTGCTGGCCCGCGAGAACGCTGCTGCTCGGGAACTCGGTGTACTCGGAGACGCCGTACTCGTCGCGGTCGTAGGTAGCACCGCGGGATGGGAACTCCAGGCGCCGGTCACGCATCGGGATTCTCCGGCGCAAGGGTGATGGTCGCTCCGAGGAACTCAACCATCTGCTGCTCGATGCCGACCGCTGCCTTCGTCCGGTTGTGGCCCATGACGGTGGCCACCTGCCGCCCATGTTGCGCCAGGGCGGCCCTGAGTTCCTGCTCGGCTTTGTCCTTGGCCGCTTCGGCGGCGCGGTACGCAGCCAGGACGCGCTTCACTTCCTCAATGCCGTCAACGTTGTCGGCCCGCAGCCAAAACCCATAGCCGACATCGACGCGCCGTCCATCTTCGAGTTTGAGGAAGCAATCGCCGGTGTGGGCGTCGATCCCATCGAAGGTGCCGACGTACCAGTCGTCGGCCTGTTGCGCGCGGTAGTTGTGGTCGTACGAGCTCCAACCACGTTGGACCAGGACGACCGCCTTGAGCGCACTCGTGCCCAGTCGCGCGGCAGTGCGCAGCTTGGCGTCGATGGCGCTCTTGAGGCTCTTGAGCGAGCCGGAGCGCCGCGGCCGGCCGTCGACCACCGCGCGGAACTCCCCGTCGCCGTCGATGGTGATCTCGATTCCTTGGTACGTGGAGTGCTTGGTTGTTGGCATGGGTCCGCACCTCATGATAAAGGAAGAAGCCAGATTACTCGCGTAATCTGGCTTCGGTGCGGCGGTCCTGTCAAGGGCGGCTAGCCGCCGCGCGGCCAGCGCCAGGGACAGGTGAGCCGGCGGCCCACCGCGAGGGCCGTGAAGCGGTCCAGCGGGACGTAGCAGTAGGCGCCGCCGGCGACGGCGAAGGTGACGGCGCCGCGCGGCGTGCCCCACGGCACGAGATCCGCGAGGGCGCGGGGCACGTCATCGAGCGTGGCGTAGGTGGCGATGCGCGTGACCAGGCGGGCGTCGCCGCGCGTGGGAGTCGTGTCGGGGAAGCGGGACGGGGTGCAGCCGATGATGGCGAGCGCCACCACGGCGGCGACGAGGACGACGACGAGCAGCGGGAAGCGGGGTTTCATGGGACGCTCCGTTCAGTCGCAGAAGGGGGTGGCGATCAGGACGTATTCCCGATCGTCGATCATGACGGTGTGCCACGGGCCGTCGCCGCCGACCGCTGCGTACACCTTCGCCGGGGTGTCCGGGGAGTCGCCGTCGAAGTGTTGCACGGGGTCATGCCCTTTCATCTCCGCGACGGCGTACGCTTCGAGGTGCATCAAGCACCCCGCAAGGTTGATCGTGGCGAGGAGGCGGCTGTTCGGGTCCTGCTCGCCGCTCTCGGTCCACACGAGCTCGTCAGCGGCGATCGCCGGGGGCACGAACGGTCCCGGCGCGGGCGCCGGCAGGACGACGCCAGCGGCGGCTCCGACGCCATCGAACAGCGCGCGCAACTCGGCGTCGGTGAACGCCCAGGGCTCGTCGCCGTTCAGGTTCGCCACGACGCGGAACTTGAAGTCTTGGTAGTACGCCAGGGCCATCTTATCGGTGCAGAGGTCGGCCAGCAGCGCGAGCGCGAGCTGCGCGGGGCCCGAGCTGCCGGAGCCCCAGGAGAAGCCGGTGGGGCTGTGGTGGCGCAGGTCCAGGCGGGGGTCCAGCAGGCGGCCATCCACCTCGACGGTGTGGCCATCACTCCAGCCGCGGTAGGTTTTCATGTGTCCTCCAGTCCCGGCTCGGTGCCGGTGTACTCGGTGATGATGGCGCCCGAGCCCGGGGGCCCGACGTCGGGCGGGGGCTCGTCGTTCACGTCCGGCTCTTCGTCGGGTTCGGGCTCCCCGCCCGAGAAGCCCTCGACGTCGAGGCGCCCTGAACCCCACAGGTTCACGCGATAGAGGCCGTCGTGGTCGCCGTGCGCGCGGCGGTGGGCCACGGCGGCAGTGAGCCGATCCCTGTCGGTGTCGAACGGGCCGCGCAACTCCGGCTCGAGGTTTCCAAGGAGCACAAGCAGGTAGCAATGCAGTTGCGCCGGCGTCATGGGGCCACCTCCTCGACCACTTGGAGGGAGGCGTCCTTCCGGGTCGTGCGTGATCGACAGGTAGTGAACGTGGTGGGTGTCGTCTTCAAGCACGAGGCCGACGTTACCGCCGGCGTCGAGCGCGACGTTCGTCAGCTCGCAGTCGATCAGGAGCTTCAAGCATTCGATGACGTGCTCTACTGGGGTCCGCTGCTTCGGTGGCATGGTCCGCACCACGGTAAGAGGTAGGACAAGATTACCGTGGGAATCTGGGAGGCGCAAGGGGGGGGGGGGGGGGGGGGGAGAAAAAAAA